CGGCGCGCCGCCGAAGAACACGGAAAACGCCGCATCGAAACTCGCGCCGTAGCGCGCGATCAACCGCCGCGCCTGCCCCTTCGTGCGGTACCTGCCGGAGAACTCCGGCCAGCGATCCGCGCCCGTGAGCGCCTGCACGGCCGAACACGCGAGCCGGAAACAGTCGCTCTCCCCGAGCCGGTACGGCCGCGTGCGCGCCGCCTCGAGCGCCTGCGCGAGACGCGCCTCCCAGCCCTGCGCGCGCATCTCAGGGGCCCGCGTTCGAATCGGGCGGCGTCCGCGGATCGCGACTCGTCACCGGCCTGAACGGCACCTCCGGCCCCCACAGATCCTGCGTGTCCTGCAGCGCCTCCACCTGGTCGAACCCCTTGTCGCCGGCGAAGCGCAGTTGCTGGTCCTCGTGCGTGTAGTGCCGCACGTTCGGCACGAGGAGCCGGGCGAGCGGCCCCTCGTAGCGCGCCTCGATCGTCACCGTGCCGGAGCCGGGATCGCGCGTGATGGGCGCGACATCGAAGCGGCCGCGGCGAAGCGGGTAGGGGTCCACGATCACGCCCATGGACGCATCGAAGAACCCGAGCCACAGCCGCCCCGCCTTGTTCTTGCGCATCGACTGCAAAAACAGCGACAGATTGTCAGCCGGCAGTCCGCTCAAGCGCACCGAGAACCCGATCGCCTCGAGCGACGTCGACTCCCGGATCGGCGAGATCGCCAGCAGGTTCCGTCCGCCGACCCAGTCCTTCCCGTCCCACGACAGCGTCCCCACGCCCGTGAAAAGCCGCAGGAACGCAGTCGCCCCGCCCGACAGGTACTCGCCCTCGTAGAGCAGGAACGGTCGCACAGTCCCCGCGGCGATCGCCGCGAGCACCGCCGCCGACAGCGCGCGCTCAGCCATCCAGGGCCTCCACGCAGGAGAAGCGCAGGCCGTACATCTGCGCGAGCTCGATGGTGTACTCGCGCACGTTGGACGCGAGCCGCCAGCGCCCGAGGCAGGACGAGCTCGCGAGCGGCGCGTTGTCCGCCAGCGCCGCCCGCAGCCGCGGCGCGATCTCGACCGTCGCGAGGCCCGCGCCGTCGGCGGTGAAGTCCTCCAGCACCTTGTGCAGACGTGTGGACGCGCCCGAGCCGAACTGCAGCCAGTCGCCGCGCTTGCCGGTGGCGGCCGCCGAGAAGCCGTCCACGGAGAGCGTGCGCACGCCCGCCGCGTGCGCGCCGGCCAGCAGCGGCGCGCCGGCCCAGGTGCCGCGCGGCGTGGCCCCTGCCGGGTCGCCCATCAGGAACGTGCCGAGCACGCCGCGCAGCGCCCACAGGAAGCCGACGAACTCCTCCGCGTTCGCGCGCTTCATCGGCGGCAGGTCGACGTCCGCGGCGAGCATGTCCCCGCCCCAGTCGTAGAGCGTCTGCTCCATCGACAGCGGCGAGGCCTGCAGGCCCACCACGTCGGTGAGCCGGATCGAGATGCTGCGCGGCCCCTTCACCGCGGGGAAGGTGAGCGGGTAGGAGATCGTCATCAGCGTTGCCCGCGCGCGCGCGCGTCGAACACGGCGCGCTTGGCCTGCTCGATCAGAATCGGCGCGGCGGCCATCAACGCGTCGCGCGACGCCGCCGGCGTGTTGGCGGAAAAGTTCAGGTTCTGCACGATGGTGATCCCGCCAGCGCCGTTCCGTCCCGCCGGGATGATCGCCTCGCCCTGGTGCACCAGGGCGAGGCCGGTGCGCGGAACGTAGTCGGTGCCCTCGGCGAAGGCCGCCAAGTTGCCCGTGTAGGAGGCGCCGGCGCCGCTGAAGAGCCCGGCGAACGCACCCGACACCGCGTTCGCCACGGGCACGGTGACCGCCTGGCGCAGGATGATCCGCGCGATGTCTTTCGCCAGCCCCTGCACCACGTCGCGCAACTTCTCGCCCTCGAGCACCGCGTCCTCGAACGCGCTCGCGAAGGTGAAACCGAGGTCCAGCGCGGCGTCGTCGAGCTTCTTCACGCCCTCTTCCCACTTTTCGAGTGTCACCGTGGTGCGGTTGCCCGCCGCGTCCCAGGTGAAGACCAGGTTCTCCGCGGCCTCCACGGCCTCCTCGGCCGACACGGCGAAGACGTTCGCCAGGATCCCGGCGCTTTCCTCCATGCGCTGGTTCATGCCGTCCCACTGTTGCTTCGTCAGCTCGATCCGGTTGCCGACGCCGTCCCAGGTGAAGATCAGGCTGTCGGCGAACTCCTGCGCCTCCTCGGCGCCGGCCGCCATGCTCTTCGCGAACTCGTCCGCCGATTTCTCGTTCGCCTTGCGGATCTCCTCCTGCCGGCGCTTCCTCGCCTCCGCGCCCTTGTCGGTGACGCTCCCGCCCAGCGTGACCGGCACCCGCGGCGTCGCGGCGAGGCTCTCCTCGAGGCCCACGGCGCCTTCCAGCCCCATGTTTCTGATCACGCCGCTCGCGCGGTTCAGGGCGCCACCGCCCTCGAACAAGCCCGCGACCTTGCTCCCGAAGAGCAACTCGACCCAGTTGCCATCCTCGACCACGCGTTTCAGGGCCCGGAGCTGCCCGGTGAGGACACCGAAGCCGCTCGCCGCGGTGTCCGTGATGGCCGGCGAGCGCCCGATCGCCTCCAGCGCATCGTTCCAGGCCTTGCCCAAGTCGCCGGTGGCCTTCGTGAGGCCGGTGTTCATCTCCTTCGCGGTGTCGCCGATCTTGCGCCGCATGAGCTCGAGCACGGCGTTCTGCGCCTCGACCGCCCGGCCCTGCGCCGCCAGGGTCTCGATGTGCTTCTCCTCCTCGTCGGTCAGGCGCCCGAACTGGCGCTCGAGGAGCCGCATGCCCTCGGTGGGCGACTGCAGGGCGCGGCCCACCATCTGCGCCGCCTGCGGGATGTCGGTGCCCATGAAGGACGCGAGGTCGGCCGAGAGCGCGAGGCCGTCGCGGAACACGTTGCCGTGGATGTTGCCGAACTTGACGAGCTCGGCCGCGGCGTTCCGGATCCCTTCGTCATCGAACATCGTGCTGCGGGAGAGGCTCTCCGACAGCGCCTCGATCTCGCGCCGCGTGACGCCGGCGACCCCGCCGGTGGCGCGCATCACCGCGGTCAGGCGGTTCTGCGACTTCTCCGCCTCGATCGCCGCGCGCCCGATTTCGCGCGTGAGGGCGATCACTGCCGTCGCCCCAAGCACGGCGCGGAAGGTCCGCCCCATCGCCGCCGCCGCGCCGTCGACCTTCTTCATGTTCCGCTCGACGGCGTTCATCGCGGCGTCGGTGCGATTTTCCGCCGTGACGTCGTAGTGGGTACGGTGGCGCTTGACGGCCATGGGTTATGCTCCCGACAGAAAGCGCAGTTGCTGCTGCAGGTTCTTGTTGAAGGTTTCCGTCGCGTGCTTGTCCAGCACCGCGAGCACCGACTTCTTCATGAAGGCCTGCGGGATGCTCACCGAGCGCAACGGAAAGATCGGATAGCGCTCCTTGCCAGCGCGCCGCCACACCTGGTTGATGCCCTGCGAGCCGCCGCCGCGGTAGTTGCCCCGCGTGGAGGCCGTGATGAAGGCGCCGCGCACGAGCTTGCGGCCGCCCGCCTTCAGGATCCGCACCGTGACGCCCCGCTTGGTCTGGCGCGCGGCGAACTCGATGAGCCCGATGCGCACGCCCTCGATCACCAGGCGCGCGGTCAGCCTGGAGCGCGACGCGCGCAGCTTGAGGAAGGCCGAGGTGATCGCCTTCTGGCGCACGTTATACACCTTGCGGATCTCGCGGCCGGCCTCGGTGTAGACCTTGTTCTGCGCACGGTTGAGCGCGCGCATGGTCGCCGTCTGGATCTTCTTCCGCTCGAGCGAGAACTCGGCCACCGTGCGCTTCATGTCCGAGCGGACGCTGATGCGCACGCCCTGGGTCATGGCCGCTCCTTGCGCTTCCTTTCGAAGTGCGCCTGCCAGCCCTCGAACTCCTCCTGCGGGATCTCGTCCAGCTCGGCCACCGTCTTGTGTAGCACCTCGGCGAGCTGGTACTTCATCCGCAGCCCGGGGTCCCGCTCTAGTCTTTTCCCATTTCGTCGACTCCCGGGCTCGACATCATGTCGCGCACCACGCGCGCGAGCACGTCCGGGTCCACCTGGTTGCGCAGGGCGTGCTTGTCCTCCACCGTGAAGAGCTTCTTGCCCTCGGCGTCCATGGCCTTCATCACCAGCGCGTCCGCCAGGCGCGCCACCAGCCCGTCGCGCTCGCCGATTGTCATGAGCTTCTGCTTCTCGGCGAGCGTCATCGGCCGGAAGTAGACGAGGAGCGGCTTGCCCTCCTCGCCCCACTCCGGCACCTCGACGTGGCGCACCCCGATGTCGGTGAAGTGCGCCTTCATGCGATCGACCAGGCTCATCACACCACCGTCGCTTCGGTCAGCGCCCCGGTGCCGCGGAACTGGAAGTCGACCTCGACCATGCCCTGGATCGCCGCGCGGCGCGTGATGCCCGTCACCAGCGCGGTGCCGCTGTAGAACTGATCGCCGCTCGTTGCGCCCTCTGGATAGAACTTGATCGTCACCGACGCGCCGATGGTGAGCGCCTCCTGCCCGGTCGCGTCCGTCTCGTCCCAGAAGGCCGTGGCCGAGCCTTCGAAGCTGTTGAGCCCGGCCTGGAAGGTGCGCGTCGTGTCGGCGAGGACGGTGTCGTCGATCGGCTCCATGGTCTCCGTGAGCTCCCAGCCGCGGAGCTCGGCGATCGCCGTGGTGCCGACGTGCACCGTGCCCTCGCTGCCCTTGTGGTTCGCCCAGCACGAAAGCCACGCTTCCCACAGCCAGGCGACGGGCAGCAGGGCGGTGCGCAGGAGCTCGAGCAGCGCGCGCTTCAGGCTCCGGGGCCGGCGAATCGCGGCGGTGCCGCGCACGCCGCTCAGCAGACGGACGGTCTTCATGGGGTCTCCTTCGGTGGCGGATGGATCAGGCAAGTGCCGCGTCGGGGATGCCTTCGCGGGTGTGGTACTCGCAGGTGAAGGTGAGGACGATCTCCCCGGTGGGCTGCTTCGCCTCGGGGTCGCTCTCCTTCGCCGTGTTCGTGAGATACAGGTCCTTCGCCAGCGCGCCGAGCGTCGGGTCGGCCTCGAGCGCGGCCTCGACCTCCTTGGCGATCGTGTCCAGCGTCTTGTCCAGGTCGGCGGTGGCCTGCGCGAAGCCGTGCACCAGGAGCTGGCAGTTGCGCACCTGGCGCCGCGTCGGGCGCTGCCCGGAGGCGAACTCCGACTCCTCCTCGTTGGTGTACACGAGCAGCCCCGGCAGCTCGCTCTCCTGCAGCGGCCGCGACTCCGGCCGGCCGGCGAACGCGTTCGCGCCGGTGGTGACGAGGCCGGTGACGAGCGTCTTCGCGGCGTCGCGGATCTGCGTTCGCAGGTGATCGGCCATCTACTGCTTCTCCAGCTGCAGGATCACCACCGCGCCGTCGTCCACCGGCTGCACGTCGCGGATGGTGTAGCTCACGCCCGAGATCGCGATCGTCGAGCCGACGTCGCTCGAATCGACGTCCGAGGCCTTCGCCCAGGCGACCGGGTTCGTCGTCGACACCATGTCGTGCGCCAGGCGGTGCTCGTTGTCGAAGATCACCTGGATGGTCGCGGCGCCGAGCGTGGCATCGACCGCGAAGCCGTCGGTGTCGAAGAACGCGGAGAGGTCTTCGGTGAACACTTAGCGTCGCGCCGCCGAAATGTGGCTGTGCTTACCGAGCAGCCGCCGGAAGAGACCGGGCTGCGGCGCCGCGACGCGCGGCGCGTTCTGCCGATCGATGTGGGCCCGAATCGCGTCTTTGCCGACCTCCAGCAGACCGTACGCCATGGCCTTATTGCCGATGTGCCCGCTTACGTTGACGCTGCCGTCCTCGAGCATGGTCACGACGAGCTGCATCGCGACCTTCGGCCCTTCCTGCGCCGGCTCCGCCTCGCCCTGGGCGGCCTCGCCATTGGCGTTGAGGATCTTGGATTGATCTGCTCCGTTCATTGCCGCCTCCTCGTGCTCAGACGTTTTTCGGATGCGCGCGGAAGCTCACCGCCACCACCGACGGGCCGGTGACGATGGTGCCGACGCACCGGATGAAGCCGCGTGTCGCGCGCACCGGCAGCGTGCGCTTCTGGATCTGGTTCGCGGCGCCGGCGGCATAGGCGCCCTCGTTCGGCGTGATGCCGGCAGCGCCGGTGCCGGAGCCGTCGGTCGCGTCCTCGATCGTCCAGGTGATCGAGCCGGTCATCGCCCCGACCTGGTTGGTGATCTCCAGGGTGCCTTCGCGGTTGCGCACGTCGATCCAGGCGCTGGTGGCCGCCGCGGTGTTCGCGGCCGACACGGGATCGAGCATCTTGGTGGCGATCGTCGCCTGCGGGTATGCGTTGAGCATTGCGATTCTCCTTGTGACGTGGTGGACGGCCTGCGCTCTTTTTCGGGCGTCCTCTAGGAGGTCGGCCGAAAAAAAGCCCGGCCGAAGCCGGGCTTTCGTTGTCTCTCAGCGATTGCTCAGTGCCCCTGGCCTTTCGGCCGTCCCAGCGTTTCCTGGACGATCTTCGTCAGGTTCTCCACCGCGCGGGT